GGTATTTAAACTATGGTTGCATTACGTTGATAAATATATTATTAGTAAGTATCCTGAAGTCTTTATTACTAATAGGGTTCACGATAGTATTATTCTTGATATACCGGATGATGAAGTTTTGTATACTAAGCTTAGTAGAAAAGTTGCACTGTGTGCTCAAGCGGCTTGGTTTGAAATAATTAAAAATGCACCACTAATTGATGTGCCTATGCCAGTAGATGTTGCAGTTGGTTCAAATTGGGACGATATAGAACATGGTACATCTGACTATAACTTTGAGCTAGATGGTATGTATATGTATGGTAAAGACTTAGAAGAGGAGATTAACAATGACTAATAAAGAACTAAATGAATGGAGAGATGGTGAAGGACCTGTTACAGCGTATGAAAAGAAAGGTAAAATTAATACTCAATTGGCTAGTGTGAGACCAGATTCTGATTGGAAGGATAAGTGGGCAGGTCCAAATACTTCTGTAAAACAGGATGAGGGTAAACTAAGATATGATCTTATGCCCTTTGATGCTTTAGACTATGTAGCTAAAGTATTAACTTATGGTATTAAGAAGTATCCTAAACCTGAGGAAAACTGGAGGATTAATAGCAAGAAAGAAGATATACCCAGATATAAGGCTGCACTACTTAGACATTATAGTTCAATGGCTCAAGGTGAGATAGTAGATCTGGAAAGTGGGCTACCACATATGGCACATATTGCTACAAATAGTTTATTTATTTTAGCTTTAGAAAAACAATTTGGAGTCTATAATGTTTGAGGAAACAAGAGTAGAAGAACGTGAAAAGGCAATTAAGAATATACACCTTAAACCAGATACAAAGGATAAGATTCTTTTAATTGATGCTGATACTATTGTCTATGCAACTTGTAGTGGTTGTGAGTATGGTGATGATGAGGCTGGATATGAAATTAATATAGAAGAAGCCTTTGAAGTAGCAAATACAAAGATAAACAACTATGTAGAAATAACAGGTTGTAAGGACTTTGAACTGCACTTTACATCAGGTAAGAATTTCAGGTATACTCTAACACCTAATTATAAAAGTAACAGAAAAGACACCAGATATCCCTCTGGATTAAGAGAATTAAAGTCTCTATTAGTTGAACATAATCCAACTAAGGCTTTTATCCATTCTGACTATGAGGCAGATGATATAGTTTGTATGCTTAAACGTGAATATCCAGAAAAGTATATTTTATGTTCTGTGGATAAGGATGTGTTCAATGGAGTTAGTGGAATTCACTTTAACTATTATGAAAATCTTAAGTATAAGATATTAATGAGTTGGGTAGAAACAACACCTGAGGAAGCAATAAGATGGCCCTATTTACAATGTTTAATGGGTGACTCTGCTGATGGCATTGCAGGTGTTAAAGGTATTGGGCCTAAAAAGGCTGAGGCTATACTTGGTTCAACCAGAGATGAGAAGATACTGTGGAGAAATACTCTTAAAGCTTATTTAGATAATAAGCAAACAGAGAAAGAGGCAATATTAAATATGAGGTTGGTGAATATGCACCAGGTAACAAAAGAACATAACCTTGAGTTATGGACTGAAAAATTAGGAGAATAAAATGAGTACATTTAGTAATGAAAGAGCAAAATTAAGCTCAGATGCAGAGAGATATGGTAGAAAGATAATTGAGTCTTTTGATGTTAAGGAGGACCTTGTAACTTGGCCTGTTGATGGAAGTAATAACTATTGGGTTACAATGATACACCCAGAGATATCAGCATTATGTCCAGTTAGTGGATATCCTGACTCAGGTAAAGTTACAGTTGAGTTTAAACCAGATAAACTAACAGTTGAACTAAAGGCATTTAAACTATGGATTAATAGTTTTAGAAATGTAAATATTAGTCACGAGGATTTAGCTAATGGAATTTATAATACTCTTAAAGGTAAACTTAATCCACAAGAACTATATGTTAAACTTGAGATGATGCCTAGGGGTAATGTAACAACAATAGTTGAAGTTGGTAACAGCTTTAAAACTTGTCTTAGATTGGGCAGAGAAGGATGAGTTATTCCTTATGGTATGACGTTGAAACAACGGGTTTAGATATTAAAGAAGGAGCAGCTATTGTTCAGATATCGGGCCTACTTTGTAAGACTGATACAGGCACAGTTATAGATGAATTTGACTACTATATAAAACCTTCTACATATGGAAGAGCAGTTACAGTATCACCTGAGGCTATGAATGTAAATGGTCTAAGTATTGATTGGCTAGAGACTAATGGTTTAGAAGCAGAATTTGTAGTTAAAAGCATTATGCACCTAGTTACAGTTAATTGTGGTGACCATAAGGTTATTCCTTGTGGTTATAATAATAGTACATTTGATAAGTTTTTCTTAGAAGAACTATTTAGTTTATTTGGTAGACAGATTAACCTATATTTTACTAGAAAACAAATTGATGTTTTTGAAGCATTAAAATTTATCCAGTTTATGGGAGTCTTACCAAAGACGTTTAACCAAAAACTAGGTACAGTTTGTGAAGAATTTGGTATCATAGAAGAAGGTAATTTACATAACTCTATGACTGATGTTAAGCTAACAAGAAAGTTAGCACTATATATAAAGGAAAGAATAAATGGTAGCAACTAAACAATTTAAGGCAGAGATATCACATAGACTAGTATCATCATACAGTAAAAAGTGTCAAAGTATTCACGGACATAGTTATATATTTGAGGTTGCACTTGAGTCTGAATACCTAAATGAAGATGGAATGGTTATGGACTTTGGTGAACTAAAGAACAAACTTAGTCACTTGTTTGAAGCTTGGGACCATTCATTTATGTTCTACTCAGAGGATATATTAGCAGACCACTACAAAGCAATGCTAAGATTACTTCCTCTTAGAATGGTTGAGATTGACTATAATCCAACAGCAGAAAATATGGCTTACCATATATTTAGAGCTTGTGTTGATAATGGTTTACCAGTTAAAGAAGTTAGAGTTCAAGAAACTCTTACGGGTTGGGCAGTAGCTAAAAGACTAAAACCATTTGTAGGTGAAGAAGTTACCTATTATAATATACCAGAAATTGAAGTTCAACTTGGTGGAAACAAAAGGAGCTATAAGTGTTCAAAATAGTTGAAATGTTTAAGTCAATCCAGAGTGAGGGTCATCATTCTGGAACACCTGCATCTTTTATAAGATTCTTTGGTTGTAATTTAGCTTGTGATTTTGGTGGTGGGAAAGTTTGTGATGAACCACTACATACTGATAAGTCAAAAGTAGTTAACTGTTCCATAGAAGATATAATTAAATTTACTTCAGGTATAAACCACGTAGTTATTACGGGGGGTGAACCCTCACTTCAAGATCTAAATGAGTTAATAACTAAGTTACAGCTATTTGGGCATTATGTTCAAGTAGAAACTAATGGGGAAAACTTAGATAATATTAATAATGCTGATTGGATTACCTATTCACCTAAGAAAAGGTGGTCAATTAAAGCTAAAGTATTACTTGAAGGTTATGATGAGTTAAAACTTCCCACTAGTAAAAACAATCCTCCAGAGGAGATATGGAATCTTACTCTTGCTGAGAAATATCTTCAACCAATTAGTTTTGAGTCTACACTAGACTTAGATAACATTAGATGGTGTGCTAACTACATAATTGATAATCCAGAGTGGAAACTATCAATTCAACTACACAAATTATATGGAGGTCAATAATGGATCCAATTAGACTAATTCATATTGCTCCAACAAGCCTTATTGATGTTGTTGATAAGTATTACAATAAAGGACTAAATATGGTACTAACACATTTAGTTCTTTCAGATGAAAAGTATGCAAAAGCTTGTGCTAAGTTAGAAGGAATAAAATATCTTGATAATAGTTTCTTTGAACTGGGTTATTGTTTATCACCTAAGGAAATGCTTGAGGCCGCTGATAAAGTAAAGGCAACAATACTTATATGTCCTGATGGAACAAGAGATGGATTGAAAGAGTTTAAGGAAGCTGGTTATAAAGTTATGTGTATTCCAAAAACTCCAGAACAATTTTGTGAGTTTATGTTTGATAGAGAAATAGATATGGTAGGTGTTAGTGAGGAACATCTTGACTATAGACATTCACCTGGTGCAAGATATGAACTATTTAGAGACTATTTAACTGTAGGTATGCCTAAAAAGAAAATTCACTTATTAGGTGCAACAGATAGTTGTTGGGAATTAGGTATGTTATCACCTTATAGTTACTGGATATACTCTTGGGATAGTAGTGCTGCTATATGGCAGGGCTTTTGTGGAGAGTTATTAAAGAATCAAACTAGAAAGAATTGTTTATCAGTACGTTTTGATGAACCACTTACTTATATAAATTTATTTATGCAGGAAAATATTAGTTTTCTAGAAGGACTTGTAAGATGAAAGATACAGTATTAATTTATTCAGGTGGGCTTGATAGTACATCAGCTCTTCATATCTATAAGGACCAAATAGCATTAGCTATTAGTTTTAACTATGGTAGTAAACATAATGGCCAAGAAATTAAAATGGCAAAACTCAACTGTGAACGCTTAGCTATTCCACATAAAGTTATATACCTTGATACTATATTCTCAAATATAAAATCTGCTTTGTTAAGTGATGGGCCTATTCCACACGGACACTATGCAGAGGATAATATGAGATCAACAGTTGTGCCTTTTAGAAATGGTATTATGCTTAGTATTGCTACAGGTATTGCTGAGAGTAATGGCTTAACTAAAATTATGTTAGCAAGTCATATGGGTGATAATGCACAGTATCCTGATTGTACACAAGAGTTTAATAGGGCTATGTCTAGTGCTATTAGAAATGGTACTTGGGCAAGACTTGAACTTGTAGCACCTTTTGCTAAAATGGATAAAAGACAAATAGCTGAAATGGGTGTTAAATATGGGATGGTGCCTAACCAAACCTATTCTTGTTATGAGGGTAACTTAGATGTTCATTGTGGTAGGTGTGGAACCTGTGTTGAAAGAATATGGGCATTAGCTAATATAACTGATACTACTTTATATAGAGATACAGAGTATGCAAAAAATTTACTTAAGGAGAGTGGAGAATGGTAACAAGAGATGATGCTGTGCAAGCAATGGAAAAAGTAATGGAATATATTTCAAAAGGTAGATTAGACCAACATACAGAAGGAACTGCCCTAAGATTTATTAAGGCTTGGGATGATGATTGGTCAGAAGGTTATGAGAAGGATTTTAACTTTACAACCTTTGAAGATGAAGGTACAGACCAGATGGTTGTGGAATTAGCTATTCCAGTTATTTCACACTGTTCTCATCATTTAGCACCTATTCGTGGTATCTGTCACATTGCATATTTACCTAGTGATAAGATAGTAGGTTTAAGTAAATTGAACAGAATAGTTGAAAGATTCTCAAGACGTTTACAAGTTCAAGAAAGACTAACTACACAAATTGCAGATGAATTACAGAAACTATTACAACCTAGAGGTGTAGGTGTTCAAATAGTTGCTGAGCATATGTGTGTTAGTACTAGAGGTGTTAGACATCACGGAGCAAGAACTGTTACAACTAAATTAACTGGTTTGTTTCTAACTGAGGAGGGTGTTAAGACAGAGTTTCTTAATACAATAAACACCCATGGAAAATAAACCATTAGAACTGCCACTTATGGCAGCAATGCATCTATTAATTGAAAGAAAATATACTAAGCCTCATATAGCAGCTTTAATTGGTGTATCTACTTTACAAGTTCATTACTATGCAACAGGCAAGACTAAATGTCCAACACCTATTATTTGTAAGGCAATATTAGATAACTTTAATATACTTATAAATATATACAAGTCAGTAGAAGAGTTAGAAGCTCATCTTGAAATATTTAAGGAACAAAGGAGACTAAATGAAGATAGGCTGGAAACCACAAAAGGGTAAAGCTTTTGATAAACTACCTGCTAAAACATTAGCTTTATTTGATAACATCAGATACTTAGTTTCAACTAAGTATGATGGACATCAGATATTTATCTCAAAGATTAATGGTGTAGTTAGATTCTTTACTAGTGACTGGAAAGAATTTAATCTGCCTAAGATGAATGAGTATATTAGCTCACTAGCCGGAGATAACTTCACACTAGTAGGAGAGTTTAACTATGACTCAATAGGTAAATTAGGGGATAGGAGTAAATCAGCCATACTAACTACGTTTAGAACTAACTTTAAGAAGGGTATAGAAACTAAATTTAGTCAAGAAGGTAAATGTCTAGTTAGAGTATTTGACTTTATTGAGGTGGGTTTATATCTATATGCAGACAGATTAGAAAGAGCTAGAAATCTACTATATACAATAGTGCCTAAAAATATTTCAGTAGTTCACACGGTTACAATGTCTGGACGAGAGGCCTTTAAGTATAAGGATGAACTAACCTCTATGGGTTGGGAAGGTTGTATGCTTGTAGAACCTGATACTTATTATGAATTTAGTCACAGAGTAAATCATAGTATAAAGCTTAAAAATAGACCAACAGTTGATTTACTATGTATTGGTGTTGAATATGGACAAGGTAAATATGCTAATCAAATTGGGGCAATAGTTCTTAAAGATTCCATAGGTAGAACAGCATTAGCAGGAAGTGGTTTATCTGATCTACAAAGAATACAGGCACCAAATTATTTTATTGGTAAGGTATGGGAAATATCCTATGAACAGATAATGGACACATATATTCAACCAGTAATAGTATCACTAAGAGAAGATAAGGAAATAGACTAATGACAGAACAGCAGATACAAACTAAAATAATTAAGTATCTTGAAAGTATAGATGCTTATGTTGTTAAAATAGTTTCAGCATCTAAATCTGGTGTGCCTGACTTACTATGTTGTTATGAAGGTAGGTTTATAGCTATTGAGGTTAAAAGACCAGAGAGCAGAAATACAGTGTCTAAACTACAAGCCTATAACTTAGATATGGTTGAAAAGTCAGGTGGGATTAGTTTTGTTGCTTGGTCCCAAGAATATGTAGAGGAACAAATCCTTGCATTACATAGAGGTGAGCTATGATAACACCTCTTCCACATCAACTAGTCTTTGCAGATAAATGTTGGGATATTTTAAAAGAAAAAGGTTATGTCTATTTAGCTGGTAAACCCAGAAGTGGTAAAACATACACTAGTATATTAATTGCTGAGAAGTCAGATAAGATAACTAACATATTAGTTTTAACTAAAAAGAATGCTATACCTGGATGGGAGAAGTTTACTATTGGTAATAGTGCATTAAAACATAAGTATACAATTACTAACTATGAACAAGCTCATAAGTTAAATCCAAAACACTATGACTTAGTTATAATTGATGAGTCACATAACTTGGGAACACTAGGTAAACCATCCCTAAGAATTAAAACAATTAAGTCACTGTGTAAACTAATGCCACATATACATCTTAGTGGTACAGCAATAGTTGAAAGTCCTTGTGGTATATATCATCAGATGAGTATATCAGAGTTTAATCCTTTCTCACAGTTTTCAAACTTTTATAGGTTTCACGACCATTATGGTATTAGATATTCACTAAGGGTTGTGGGTAGAGATATTCAACAATATGATAAGCATAAACCTGAATTAATTGATTATATAAACACTTTCACCGTGTATATGACTCAAGAAGATGCAGGTATTTCAAAGGATTTACAGGCAGTTGACCAGATACATTACATTGACCTAAATGAACCCACAAAGGCATTATATAATCAATTACAAAAGGATTTTATAGTTGATATTTGGCCTAATATGTTTAACAAGGTTAGTGATGATAAGTTACCATTAGTCTGTGACAGTACAATGAAACTAAGGACATCATTACATATGTTAGAATCTGGTGTAGCTAAGGTAGGTGAGGAATATGTATTACTTGGTAATACAGAGAAAGTGAATTATATATTTAATACTTTTGGGGATACAGAAGAAGTAGGTATAATGTGTAATTTTATAGGGGAAAGGATTTTACTTGAGAAAAGATTTAGAAGAGCAAAAATATATTCATCGACAGCGGATGCAGAAGGTGTGGATCTTAGTCATCTCACTCATTTTGTTATACTATCTAGCAACTATTCTGGTGCTAAGTTTATACAACGAAGGGAAAGAATTATTAATACAAATGGAAGTAATACATTAACTGTCCACCATATACTTGTTAAGAAAGCAATTTCGGACCAGGTATATAATAAAGTCTCCAAAAAAGAAGACTTTAATAATTCAACCTATGAAAGACTATCTATTTCTTAGGTAGTTTTTTCATTGGTGCCATAGGCACAACTTTAGTTTTTGCCATTGGTGCAACTGGTAGTGTTTTACCAGGTTTAACTGCAGACATTTTACTTGTTACTTTAGCCATTCTATCTCCTTTCTTAGTATTTAATTCCCGCTCTGTCTAACCTCTGCCTCATTTCAGATGCAACCCTCCCTCTTCCGGATGCAATAGTATTCATATAACCTTCAAAGTTCTGTGACTTAACCATATTATATAAATCATTTCTAGTCTTATTATTACTAGGATGAAGATCCATATAGTATTGGCCTAAAACAACCGCAGCTTGATATTGTTCAGGTATTTTAAACCCAAGTCTATTTTCAAGAGCTTTTAAACTATAGTCAATCATATACTTTGAAGCATCTTTAACTTGTTCAGTAGTTATACTTGCTGACTTATCACCCTGAAGTAATCTTGATATTGTATTATTACTAACACCTGCACTTCTTAGTGCATCAGAACCTACCTTAGGATTTTGAACTAAGTCTATTCCTGCTCCAATAGTTTTACCCATATGAAGTTTAGTACCTATATGGGTCTTTCCACCTAATTCAGCCATAAGAATACTATCATAGGTATTTGGGGCATTCTTTTTATTCTCAGCTACTGCATAGTCTTTTACACTCTTAGTATTATCTATAACAGGCTCACTAACAGGCTGTGGAATAGTAACAACAGGTTTTGTCTGAGTATTATCACTACTAGAAGGTATACCCTGTGTAGTTGATAAGGAAGCTATTTTAGCCTCCTTAGATGAGCTTATATAGGCACCAATATCTTTTATAGCATTAGCTAATAATACACTACAGGCCATTACAATCCTTCATTAGTTGGTCAAGTTTCATTTGATAGATCTTAGTTACATCATCAGGATGAAGCTTAACTCCATTAGATTTATTTACAGTTTCTACTAAAGTGTTTACTTCCCTGTCAAGTATTTTCTTTAACATTTTAGAATTACCCTCTCTATCATTAACCTTCATTCTTTCACCAGCATCTCTTAGGATATTGGCTGTTCTTTTACTATCAAGAACATTTTTAATAGTGTGCATAACCTGGTCACTTTTAACTGAGCTACCTAAGCTTTCTCTGACTATCTGTAACTGTGCATCGTGTAAAGCTGCTTGGGATATATTAGAACTAACAGTGCCTTTTGGTGTTGAATACATAGGCTTTAAGTTAACATCTCCAGTAGGCTCTAATTTAGGGTTATAGGCTATTTGTTTAATTAAGTCATCTTTAAACTTCTGTTTAACACCTTCTCCTAGTGAATTATACTCAGACATTAAACTCTTAACTTTAGTTGGTGAACTAAGTATCTTTGACAGTTGGTCCATTCTAAGTTCATATTTACTAGTCTCATTAAAAGGTATTCTTTTAGTTAAGGCTTTAAATACAGAACCTATAAACTTAACCTTAGCTCTTTCATAGATATTTGACCCAATACCACTGTCTGAAAAGTTAGACTTAGCTATAATAGCATTTATAGAGTCATCAGTTAAAAAGCTTTTTGAAATACTATCCACAGCTGACTTAATTGCCCTTCCTTCTGGAGTAATAAATCCATGCTGATCTAGATTTCTAGCTAAGTGAGCCCAGTCTACATTTTCAGAGTTTTTACCCATTGCTTCTTTAAGTATAGCTTTTTCAAATCCTGCAGTAGCTTTACTACCAACCATATCTTGTAGATTACTAAATAATGTTTCACCGGGCTTTAGTTTACTTATTTGTCTAATGCCTACATCCGGAGTAATAATACCCTTTCTAACATTATTCATAATATCACCTACTTTACCGTAGGTAACATCAGCCATTTTACTATAGTCAGCATTAGCTTCTGTCCAAGCCTTAAACTCATTAGGGGTAAGTGATTTTTCTAAAGCGGTTTGTAAACTATCCTTAACCCTAGTCCAGTTATATTTAACTACTCCATCAGACCTACTTATTAGTTTATTAATATT